CTTACTACAAATCTTACAAAAACTAATTTAATTAAAATGAAAACAATTGCACTTGCTCTCGCAGCCACCTCATTCGCGTCTGCACCTGCATTCGCTGGGGCTTATATAAACACTGAAGTTAACAACGGTTACTATGGATCTGAGTATCTAGGTAGAACAGTTGAACTACATGTTGGAGCTGAAGGAACTAATGGTAAGGTTGACTACTTTGTACAAGGTGGTCCTGCTCTCGTAGCTGTTGACGGCGTTGACGGTACAGAGACTGAGCTATCAGGTAAAGTAGGAGGTACATATAACATATCCTCAGCTACATCTCTTTATGGTGAGTTTGCTGGAGCTACTAATGGTGACTTCGATAACTCTTACAACTTAAAAGTAGGAGCTAAGTATAAGTTCTAATGTCACAACAAAGCGATAAAGCAAAGGCATCTATAACACCTATAGATCCTGAACCAGAAAAGAAAGAAGAAGATGATGACTTCCCTCAATCATTAGAGGAAGCATTATTAGGTGAGTAAGATCACTGAACCATGGCTAATAGTCTTTATGGCTTTAGCCTTCTTCATTCATGTGGAAGTACTACATGTGAACTTCCATAGCAGAGAGGCACCTCAGTGTCGGACCTCTCTGTAATTTGGCTTTTGGCCTCTACGGAGATACCCATTAGCCGTCTAGACGGTGGGAAAGACCACAAAACTTCGAATTTAATTTGCGCGCGATGATGATTTATACCTCCAGTAAATTTAAAATATAGATAAATGGCACAACAGAGTACCGCGCATCAAGCGTCGGTAACTATGCCAGGTGCTGCCCAAAGCACAGGCGATAGAAGAGCACTTTACTTGAAATTATTCTCAGGTGAGATGTTCAAAGGATTCCAGCACAACGCAATAGCTAGGGATCTAATCATGAAGCGTACCTTGAAGAACGGTAAGTCATTACAGTTCATCTACACAGGTCGCACAAAAGCTGAGTACCATACACCAGGTAACAGCATACTAGGTAACTCTGACGGCTGAGAAGTATGACAGACTTGCATTCAGAGCTATCACTCGTGGAGCAAGACAAGCATCACCTATCACTAAGACTAACTTTGTAGAACCAGGTGGTACTCAGATTCGTGTTGGTGCAACAACCAATGACTCTGATGCTTACGTTGCTAATAATTTAATCAATGCATTCTACGATGCAGCTGCAGCTCTTGATGAAAAAGGAGTTTCAACTGACGGTAGAGTAGCGGTATTAAACGCACGTCAATACTACGAACTCATCCAACAAACGGGTGACAACGGTCTAGTTAACAGAGACTCACAAGGTTCATCCCGTCAGAAGGGTAATGGCATTGTAGAGATCGCTGGTATCAAGATCTACAAGTCAATGAACATTCCGTTCCTTGGCAAATATGGTACTGCTTACGGCGGAACCACAGGTGTAACAGCACCAACAAACACAGGTTCATTTGTAAGTGTAACTCCAGAAGATGCTTCTGGTGCACAGACAGGAATCAAGAATGACTACGGTACTAACACTGAACTAGGAGCTAAGTCTTGTGGACTTATCTTCCAGAAAGAAGCTGCTGGTATGGTAGAAGCTATTGGTCCTTCAGTACAAGTAACTAAAGGCGATGTTTCCGTGATTTATCAGGGTGACGTTATCCTTGGACGTTTAGCATGTGGTGCGGATTATGTTAATCCTTCCGCTGCTGTTGAATTGTATGTAGGTGCTTCAGCTCCTTCAGCATTCTAACTATTAAGGGGAGTCATTACGGCTCCCTTTTTTTTATTTATATATCTTAATTATGGCTATCCCTACCACTAACGCTACAGAAGAATTACCTGCTATAAATCAAATACTGGCGTCAGTTGGTCAGGCTCCAGTTACTACTCTCGACCAAACCAACCCAGACGTTGCGATTGCTTACGATACTTTAATACAAGTATCACGAGAGATTCAATCTGAAGGATGGACATTCAATAAAGAACAAGACTATCCATTTACACCAGATAGTAACAGTGAGATATTAATACCTAATAATGTATTACAAATAGACATCTCAGCTGAGACAGGTAACGAAGAGATGGATGTTATCAGAAGAAGTGGGAAATTATATGACAAACAAGAACATACATATACATTTACAGAAGAACTCAAGTGTGATGTTGTCTGGTTGTTTGACTGGGTAGATCTACCACGTCCAATACAAGACTACGTAACAGCTAGAGCTGCATGTTTTACTGTCTCACGCATAGTAGGTGATGGACAGTTATATCAAATGTGTATGCAGAAAGAGGCATACTGTAGAGCTATGGCTTTGGAGTATGAATGTAATCAAGGAGATTACACTTTCTTTGGACAGCCTAAAGATGGTAACTACTACAACAGTTATAAACCCTACATAGCTTTAGAAAGATAATGCCAAATGTATCACAAACAATTTCAAATTATATAGGTGGTGTCTCTAGGCAACCTGATGATAAGAAGTTCCCTGGACAAGTAGTTGATTGCATCAACGCATATCCTGATCCTACATTTGGATTAACTAAAAGACCTGGTTTTAAATTTATCAAAGGTCTAGGTAATGAGAATATCTATTCAGATGCTAAGTGGTTCTACATCCATAGAGATGGGGATGAGAAATACATTGGTTGTATTAAAGGTACAGCTATATACATATGGAATGTAACTACAGGAGTAGCAGCAACAGTTACTTATAACTCAAATGCTAATACTTCATATCTTACAGCTAGTACTGCTAATGACTATGACATCCTAACGGTACAAGATACTACTATTGTTACTAACAAACTTAAGACAATTACCACTCAAAGTGCTCCATCATTTGTAGCTAATAAAGTTGGTACTGTATTACTTAAATCAGTTGGTGATTCTCAGGTCTATTCAGTAACAGTTAATAATACTGCTTATACATATACAAGTGATAGTACAGCTACAGCTGATGAGATCTTAACTGGACTTAAGTCAGCAATAGATGGTGGAAGTATCTCAGGTCTAACCGTAACTAAATTAGATACCTCCTTAGAACTCAGTCGTACCAGTGCTTTTACTTTGACTGGTAAAGGTGGTGCTGGTAACGATCAACTTGTTACCTTTCAAAACCAAGTTGCTAACGTAGCTGCTCTACCAGATAAGTCAGTACATCACAGAGTAGTAAAGATAATCAACACTGCTAACTCAGCTGAGGATACATACTACTCAAGATTCATAGCAGATAACAGCACATCAGGTGCAGGGTTTTGGCAAGAGTATGTAGCTCCAAATGTATCAGTAGGCTTAACAGCCTCAACGATGCCTCATGAGTTAGTCAATACAGCTACCAATGTGTTTGTCTTCCAGCCAATCAGTTGGACAGAGCGATTAGTTGGTGATGACACAACCAACTCACACCCTAGTTTTGTTGGCAAAAAAATTCAGCAGTCTTTCTTCCATAGTAGTCGGCTTGGATTTTTAACAGATGACAACGTGTCTCTTAGTCAGGCTAATGAATTCTATAACTTCTATCATGTCTCAGCTCTAGCTCAAGTTGCTAGTGATCCTGTTGACCTAAGTACTTCAAGCATCAGACCAACCCTACTAACAGGTGTCTTACCTACAGCTCAGGGTTTGATCTTATTCAGCAAGAACCAACAGTTCTTGATGTTTGCACCTAATGGTATCTTCACACCTACAACCACAATTATTCGTGGTATCTCAAACTTTGAGATGGATATCAACATAGATCCTGTAGACAATGGTACCAATATAATCTTCGTCAGCAAGACCCCCAGCTACACGCGAATCTATCAGATGACCACATCAGGTCAAGAGATGAATCCAAGCGTCGTAGACATCGGTAGAGTCGTCTCTGAGTGGGTTCCTGATACTGTTACTAATCTATTAGCAAGTCCTCAGAACTCATTCATAGCAATGTATGGTCCTACTAAACAGGACATATATTTCTACCGTACATATAGCAACGGTAGAGAAGAGACTATGCAGTCTTGGTTTAGATGGTCTTTACCAGGAACTGTACAAACAGTAGCTGTTGATTCAGATGTGATGTATGCGGTCACTATGCAAGGTGGTCAATACACACTTGTTAGTGCAA